ACTGGGGCTTGTGAATTACATTATGGAGGAGCAACAGCAGCAAGTTTTTCTACAACAGCGACTGGAGCGAAAGTAAATGGTTCTAAATTAGACGTTATAAATACTGCTAGTGCTGGTGATGCTCAACTTTATTTAGAAGCTGGCGAAGGAGGTACAGCCTTTATACAATTTATAGCTGATAACGGTGATGATAATACTGATAAATCACGAATACTTCAAGAGGATGGAGGCAACTTAAAAATACAGAATTATGATTCTGGTTCTTGGGCTACTAAGCTTGAGACAACGAGTTATGGTTTTACATCTAGTGGATACTCCTCTATAGGTGATGGCACCTGGGCTTATCTTACTGGTGATGGTAATAAATCTGCTTGGGGAAATAATCAAGATCTACAAATCTACCATGATGGATCTAATTCATTTATTGACGATTCTGGTACTGGTAATTTAGTTGTTAGATCAAGTACTATTGCTTTTGAAAATGCTCCTGGTGGAGGAGACAATCTTGCTAAATTTATAGGTGACGGAGCCGTAGAACTCTATTGGGGAGGTGCTGGACCTAAGTTTAATACAACTTCTGATGGTGGTACTCTGACAGGTAATCTTTTCGTTTCTGAAGCAGTACAATTAAACGATAATAAAAAGATTGAACTTGGTAATTCCGCAGATTTAACAATATGGCATGGAGAAAGTAATTCAGGTAATGACGAAAATGCAAACTATATAAGCTCTGCTTCAGGTAGGAATATAGTTTTACAAGTACAGGATGATGCTGATGGAATTATATTCCATAAAAGAACTGGAACTGGATTACTAAACTTTGAACTAATTGCAGCATTCACTGCTGGTGGGGCTAATGCTTTTTATTATGATGGCGTTAAACAATGCGAAACCAATTCGGGAGGAATGAATTGGGCTGATGGTAAACGAGCTTATTTTGGTAATTCTTCAGACCTACAAATCTACCATGATGGGTCGCACTCCTATATTCAAGATGCTGGTACAGGTGAATTACGGTTTACATCTAATGCTTATAAATTTTATAATGCTGCATTCAGTGAAACTATCTTAGAAGCGTTTGAAGACGGAGCCGTAAAACTCTATTACGCTAACGATATACGTATATCGACGACAGATTCGGGAGCTTTAATTGAAAAAAATGCTAATGGTAGTGAGGCTAATCCGCATCTAGAAATATCTGGATTAGGTTATAGAGCGTTCCATTGGTTAGATGGTACCGCTTACTATATAGGACAAAATTCCAATAGTAGAGACTTACGAATATATTCTGGTTCTGATGAGACTAGTGGTGCGCAGTTATCTCATGGAGGTACTTCTTGGACTACATTCTCCGATGAAAGATTAAAAGAAGATATTAAAGATATAGGCTCTGTAATTGATAAAGTTAAAGATATTAGATGTATTAGTTATAAACGCAAAAATCTTGAAGGTGCTAAAGAAACAATTGGTTTTATCGCACAAGACTTTGTAGGTAAATTTGATCAAGTTTTAGATCAAAGTAAACTCAAAGATGATGATACTGAGGAATATTACGGTATTAAATATACAGAAACCATACCAATACTATTAAAAGCAATGCAGGAATTGATAACAAAAGTAGAAACACTAGAAACAGAAGTAGCTGCATTAAAAGCTGGTTAACTAAATCAATAGACAGTAGCGGGTACGTCTATAAAATTCGCCTTATTTATTTTTCAATTTATCTATTTAAAACAAATTTAAAATGGCAACTAAAACTTGGCAAATCAATACCCTTCAAAGAGAACTAGCTGATGGGTATGTAAATAAGGTTATCTATCGTGTTGATGGTGAAGATGGAACATATAAATTCAGAGCTACTGGTGAAGTAGATCTTGTTAAGCCTGATACTCTAATACCATATGCTGATCTAACTGAAGAAGTAGTTCTTGGTTGGGTTAAAGCTAAACTAGATGCTGATAACGATGGTACAGTAGCTAGAATAGAAGAAGCTGTAGAAAACGGTGTAAATATACAGAAGACTCCCACACATGGGACAGGTACACCTTGGTAGGATAAGATTACCTACTGCTCCTGAACCTCTACCTCCCATGAGGATTGAGTTCAAACCACCTACAGCTCGGATACCATCATATAAACCAATGGTTATACCTCCGAGTGATTTGGAATCACCAGAGGGAGTAGAAGCTGAAGCAACAGAACAGCCAGAACCACCTAAATTACAAATACCTGTATTGGATATACAAATGCCAATACCTGAGACAGCAGTAGTTGTAACAGCAGTTACTACAGCAGTAGTAGCGGTTGCTACAACTTCTGTTACTCAAACTTTATTTGAACCAATTAAGAAAAAGGTTCAGAAATTCTTACAAAAGAAAATTGATAAATGGAAGGAAAACAGGAAGAAAAAAAAGGTCTCCTCGGTAAGTTAAAAGAAGCTGCTGAAGATAAAGAACATCAAATTGAAGTTCTTGGAACCTTTGTCAGATTAGGTGTAGTCGTTTGGTCGGGATTTATCATTACGATGAATTATGTTGAGTTACCAATGATAAAGAAAGCTGGAAACTCAGATATAACTTTCGTTGCGTCGGTATTTACTGGAGCACTTGCAACATTTGGTTTGACCACGGGTAACAAGAACAGCAATGGAAATAAACCTGTCAACTGTCCTATGGCTAAGAAAAAGGAAGAATGAAGAAATGGCTTTTACTCTTCCTACTGGCATCACCCACGGTAGCGAGAGCAGAATTAGTAACCCCAAACTTCACCCAGGGTTCGATGAACAGTACAACGACAACGACTCAAGAGATCGTCGAGGAAATAACGACGACCACTTATGGGTCTGCATTAAACAAATGGAGTGGGGAAAATATAACCCATACCTCAGCCTCATCAGGAGGTTTAGTAGATACAGATTCAGTATTTACCCTACATACAGCTGGAGACCCTTTCACTTTAGAAATAACAGAAAGAGCAGCCAGTCAAGTCTTGTCAGTCGAAGTAATAGACAGAGAAATCGACGTTTCTTCTACTACGGTCTCCTTATCAGTCTTCTCTCAATAGCACCAGCTCGTGCTGAAGAAGGTGATAAAAATGTTAGTAATCCAGTAGCTGCTGCAACGGGAAATGTAACCAACCAAGCGGTGCAATTCCAGAACAATGGAGCACCGTCAAGACAGCACTATGGACCTAACATCTCGTGTAATGGAAGTACGATGACTTTCTCCCCATTTTATATGGGGAATCAAACGACTCCATTTGATGAGACTATGACTCAGCAAACTTATACAGTAGCTGAGAATTGGGGATTCCAAGTTAACTTCATGGTTCCCCTGGATAAAAGAGGATTAGAAAGATGTCGCAGTATGGCGGCAAGACAAGAAGAAAAGATGAGACTTGACTATGAATTAGTTAGAGTCTTAAAATGTGCAGAATTACAACAAAAAGGGTTTATGCTTGTGCCTAAATCCCATGTTTATAATTTATGTAGTGATGTTGTACCAATAGCATCATATAAAAAGGCAGAAGAAAAAGCAAAAGCTGATCTTCTACCACCACAACCACCTAAGAAATGGTGGCAAAAAATTAACCCCCTAAATAAATGATCGTACTTATCAAGCCCATCCTAATGGCATTCCTCAGTTCATCTGCAGTTAAAGAACTAGTTATACAACTACTTGAAGCTTATGCAGAATCAACCGATAATACCGTTGATGATAAGGCAGTAGAATTAATTAAAAAGAATTTATTCCCAGGAAGCTAAATGAAGAAAGCCACAGAAGACCAGTTCAACGAATTACATAGCCTTGTCACAGAAGAATTCCTTAAACGGGTCAAAGGTGGCACAGCTTCTACTCAAGATTTAAAAGCCGCATGTGAATGGCTTAAAACTAATGATATTAGCGGGATCGCTTACGAAGGGAATCCTTTAGATAAGTTAGCTAATATATTACCAAAAGTAGACCCTGACCTAGTGAACAAGAGGATGTATGGCAAAATCGTCAACTGAGACATACAGAACAAATGCTAAGTCTCGTGCTAAGCATGTAAAAGATAATAGCCCTGGCGGTAAATATGCTCATTCTAAAGAATACAAGCGTAAACATTACCGTCAACGTAAGAAATTAGGATTAAAAGTCGGTGATAAACGTGATGCATCTAAGCAATCTGATGGATCATATAAAGCCGAAAGTCTTAAAATCAACAGGGGTCGTAAATAATACATGACCCCACTACTACCAACCCCTAACCATTATTTATACAATCTAATAACCATGACAAGTCCTGACGCTAAAAAGCTCTGGAGAAGAGCTGTTAAAGAGCACTTCAATTGTACATGTGTTTATTGTGGAAACAATTATGAATTACATCAACTTACAATCGATCATGTTAAACCTAAATCTAAAGGTGGAGAAGATATTGCAACGAATGTTGTACCAGCCTGTAGAAGATGTAATCAGGAGAAGGGGAGTAGTAATTGGCTCGGATGGATGCGAGCTACTTTTGGAACAATACCCGATAGGGAACAAATGATCCTTACACATATTAGTTAATTATGAATATTAGTGATGTCCGTAAATTAGTAAATGATAAAGGTGAATTACATTTTACATCGGCTCAAGCTCCAGATGTAAGACAAGCTATAACTAAATATGTTAAAAGATATCAAAGTAGATTTGATGCTGGAAAAATAACCAGTAAACAAATAAGAAATGTTATAGGATTTAATACTAATCAAATTTTTATTGATGGTAATAAAGCTGCAGTTGATAAAGTTACACAAGTATTAAAAGGTAATGTAGCAAATGTAGGATTTGGTAAAAGTAAATTTGTACGAGAATTACAGTTAGATTTACAAACTCCAAAAAGCGGCATTGTAACTCAAACAAAAGCAGGATCTGATTTTAGAAAAAAGAGTGGTGCTTTATTAGCTGGACAAGAAGACCATCATATTAGATTTAGAACTTTATTCGATCCATTTTATAGACATTTACCTGAAAAAGATCAGATAAAATTAACTAATTTTTTACTTAGTGAAGGATTTGCAATAGGGAATACTCTAGAAAATTTAGTAGGAATTGATAAAGATTTACATGCTGATATGAATAACCCTGAAGCTATTCATAAATGGGCTATAGATAATAACATTCAAGTTACTAAAGGAGATCCTGGTTACACTAATTGGGTAAGAGATAAAAAAGGTAAATTGAAAGCTATACGAGGTGGTGCTAAAGGTACCTCTGGTAGTGCTTTAAATGCTAGAATGCTTAATCTGGATCATATTACAAATGTAAATGAGATGCAGGTTTTATTAGGTGAATATGTTAATCTTATCAATGAACCTTTAGAAAACTATACAGCAAAAATAATAAATAAACAAGATATTAGAAGATATGGAGAAGGTAGTCCACAAGTAAGATCGATTGAAAGTATTAAACAGAATTTTGCAAATGAAAGAGGTAGAATAGCTGCTGAATTTGAATTATTACATGGAGATGATGCTAGATATTTCGATGCAAAAGGTAATCGAAAATTTAGTGCTTTTGATTTAGAAAGTCCTTCACCACATCTATTACAGAATATGTCTCAAGAAGTAGTTGAGAAATTTAAAGCTATTCAAAAACTACCTCTTGCACAACGAAGACAAGCAGTAAGAGCTTTGGCAATAAGTGGTGGTTTAACTGTTTATGGTGGTTTTGGTACTGCTATGAGTGCAGCTGAAACATATGGAAGAAAAAGTATATATGAAGAAACTAGAGATCCACTAGATAAATTACAATATCAAATAGCAGGAGGATCTTTAGCTGCTGATAGTGCATCTTATATACCAACACCTCAAACTGTAGTTGGTGGTAGTGCAGGTTCTTTTTTACTTGATGCAGTTAACACTGGCATTGATACATGGAGACATAAACCTAGTGAATTAGAATTAAAAAAAGCTTATCAAAAATTAGAAACTACATCTGCTATTAAAGAAGGTGAAAGATTAACTACTGATAAGACTTTATCTAGTAGAAACATTCAAGGTACTAATGTCGTAAAAGATGAAGAAACTGATAAATACTATGAGTACACAATTCCAAAAATCTAACTAACTATGGCAGGCAAATCACCAGTAAGAGTCGTACGGGACATTTTAACAGAACCTGGCGGCTTTAAATCATTAAGAATCCGATGGATTAAAGACGGTAGAGTTATTAGAGAATCTATCGGGGATTTAAGTAAAAAAGATGAATTGAAGATAAAGAAAAAGAAAAAGAAGACCGCATGACGGACCCTTTAACCGCATTACAAGAAGATTTCAAGTTGTTTCTACAAGCTCTGTGGACTCAACTTGAGTTACCTTCTCCTACAAGAGCACAATATGCAATCGCTGATTACTTACAAAACGGACCTAAACGTTTACAGATACAAGCTTTCCGTGGTGTAGGTAAGTCTTGGATTACTGGTGCTTTTGTCTTATGGACATTATTTAACGACCCCGAACGGAAGATAATGATCATATCTGCCTCTAAGGAACGTGCAGATAACATGTCCATATTCTTACAAAAACTAATCATTGAAACACCATGGCTAACCCACCTCAGACCCAAAGCAGACGACAGCAGATGGTCAAGAATCTCTTTCGACGTCAACTGCAGTCCTCACCAGGCTCCATCAGTCAAAAGTGTTGGAATTACTGGTCAGTTAACGGGATCTCGTGCAGACCTGATGATTCTAGACGATATAGAAGTCCCAGGAAACTCTATGACGGAGTTGATGCGTGAAAAGCTTCTCCAACTTTGTACAGAGGCTGAATCTATCCTCACGCCAAAAAGTGATTCTAGGATTATGTATCTCGGGACTCCTCAGACTACCTTTACTGTTTATCGTAAGCTGGCTGAGCGTAACTATCGTCCCTTTGTTTGGCCCGCCAGATATCCCAGAAAAGCCAAGCTCAGTCAATATGAAAACCTATTAGCACCTCAAATACAAGCTGACCTTGAAACAGGTGCTCTAGAATGGGATCCTACAGATGATAGATTTGATGATGATGACCTAATAGAACGTGAAGCATCTATGGGTCGGTCTAACTTTATGCTTCAGTTCCAACTAGACACAAGTTTATCTGATGCTGAAAAGTTCCCTCTTAAAATGGCTGACCTTATCGTCACTTCTGTTAACCCCACTAAAGCTCCCGAATCCGTCGTATGGTGCTCAGACCCTTCAAACGTCATCAAAGAACTCCCTACAGTTGGCTTACCAGGAGATTATTTTTATAGCCCAATGCAACTTGTTGGGGAATGGGGAGATTACGACGAAACAATTTGTAGCGTGGACCCATCGGGTAGGGGAAGCGATGAAACGACTGCAGCATTTATATCCCAACGAAATGGATATCTCTATTTGCATGAAATGCGAGCATACAGAGACGGGTACTCAGACAATACATTGTTAGACATACTTAAAGGTTGTAAAAAATA